CCTGTCCTTTGCTGCACTGTTAGTGGAGGGGGTGAAGGTGGAATCTGCATCGCTTGACCCATGCCACCCATGCCACCAAGCAAGCCACTAGTAATCGCTTGTAGCTGCTGCTGTTGTGCAGCTTGTGCAGGAGACAATGATGTAGTAAAGCCACCTTCAGGTGTTGTTTGTACACCACCAAAGCCTGTGGACACTGTGAAGGGTCTAAAGGCACTAGCTTCCTGTGCTTCTTTAGCTATGTCTACAAACTGAGGCAGTGTTGCTGCGGCCATTTGTCTAGCTTCATTCAGGGCATCTATGCTTAACCCAGCACCCAACAACTGACCACCTGTGCCTCCTAGGAAGCCACCTACGGCATCCCCAAGGTTTCCAAGGTTAGTAAGGAATCCTCCTCCAGAACCTGATGCGGGGCCATAGTCGGGCTGGACTGTACTATTAGGAAGGCTTATGCCCGCAGTGTTGCCTATTCCCGTCATTCCCATTACCATAATATATTCTCTTATGTCAATACTGTTGTTACTACAGAGGCTGCGCCTGTTACCACAACAGTAACAACAAGCCAAGCCAGACGCTCCCACTTACGAGCATGAGAAGATGCTAGCTCTTTAAGCTGCCTAAGCTCTGCCGTAGCTTCACCCCATCGCTCACCACATTCTTTCTCGTGTTGAGCAATGCGTTCTAGAGCCTCTAGAGCTATGTCAAGTGTTTGCGTCTGCTCTTGTTTCATTACCAAGGCGTACCTGTGGCAGTTGCTGGTGTGATCTGTGCGTCGATGCTTGATTGCAGTCTCGCTTCAATGGCGTCTTTGTTCAATGCTGACTGGCACCAGCCAATTACATCTGCTTCTGTCAGCTTGTCATACTGAATGTAATCTGACGCTGTAGGATCAGGCGTGAAGCTCTGCGTGCCGTAGGACGTCGCTGCGTAGGTTTCCCCGCTCTGTTCTTGAGTCGCGTTGACGCGCCAATGCGCCACGATCACGCCCCCGGCAAGGTCGCCTATCAAGTCGCGTTCAAGCGTTGAGATCGTCCAAGTAATTGTTGCTGACATTAGTTTTGCTCCAGTTGTGCCACGCGGGCGGTAAGTGCCTCTATAATTGCTTGTTGCTCTTGGATGGCTTTGACAAGCGTTGGAATCAAATCAGCCCTAACCGCTTTGTACGGTTCTTCGCCTTCTGGAGCAGGGTCTATCCAGTCGTCTATTAAATCTGGAAAGACTGTTTCAAACTCTTGAGCAATAAAACCACGGTCATTTCTAACGTCTTTACCTTTGCCTTCCTTCCAATCGAACTTGCGAGGCTGCAACTGCATAACTTTTGACAAACCATCGTCTAGGTCACGTATGTTTTCTTTCCAACGAATATCAGAGATGCCGGCGATAGTCGTGCCGGTAGCGTTTATAGTTCCAGCGTAAGTAACAAAGAATTTGTAAGCCCCCCCGCCGTTATCGTAAACATGGTATGTGCTTGAACTTGTACTGGAGTTGACGGAATACACATTAATGCCGTCAGTACCGCCGACAAAAAAACCGTTATCGGTTAATCCCGCGTTAATCACACCCCCGACACAAAATTCGCCTGCGGCTGTTATTCGTGCGCGTTCTGTGCCACCAGTAGCAAACGACATTATTCTGGCGGTGCTACCTTCCGCAGCATTTAAAACAACGCCACTATTCTCAGTAACGGTTATTCCGAAGTCAGTGCCTCCACCAGAGTTTCCAACACGAAATTGCTCAGTGCCGCTCCCAGACCCAGAGATGTTTACTGCGCCAGTAACGTCGATGCCTGTGGCGGTGGTGGCTAGTTTGGCAGCGTTGTTGTGGTAAAGAGTTACCTCAGCGCCATTCACGGCAGATATGAACTGAGCGTTATCGGCAGCATTGTTCACACGAAAATCACCAGCCAGAATCTTTAAATGCCCAGTCCCTTGGTCAGAAATAAAACTCGCAGAGCCACTGTGGTAAATCTGTAGATCAGATCCAGCACCAAAGATGGCCTTGTCGTTGTCTGCAAAAGAAATATCAGCGGTGGTCGTAAGTCCCGGAACCGTTACCGTCCCAGTAAACGTTGGCGATGCTAGCGGCGCTTTGGCGTCTAGCTGCGTCTGAATAGCTGACGTAACGCCATCGACGTAATTAAGCTCTGCCGTTGTCGCTGTAACGCCATCAAGGATATTTAGCTCCGCAGCGGTGCTAGTGACACCATCTAGGATATTTAGTTCAGCAGTAGTGCTTGTGACACCATCTAAGAGATTTAGTTCAGCAGTAGTGCTTGTTACACCATCTAGGATATTAAGTTCTGCTGTTGTGCTTGTGACACCATCAAGAATGTTAAGTTCAGCAGTGGTGCTGGTCACACCGTCAAGAATGTTAAGTTCTGCTGCGGTGGACGTTACGCCATCTAAGATATTTAACTCAGCAGTAGTGCTGGTAATACCGTCCAGTACATTTAGCTCTGCTGTAGTTACTGTAGCACCATCTAGAATCTCTAGTTCTGCTTCAGTGATCGTAGCGGAGCCAATAGTAAACGAAGTACCAATAGTGGGTGTATTAAGAGTAGGTGAGGTAAGTGTCTTATTGGTTAGGGTCTGTGTACCTGTAAGCGTAGTTACAGTACTGTCAATAGCAAAGGTTACAGCATTACCAGAGCCACTTGTGTCAACACCAGTACCACCAGTAAATGTAAGAGTCTCTGAGTCTAAGTCAATGCTTAAAGCACCACCAGAGTCTGCTTGGAAGTCTAAGTCCTGTGCAGTTACTTGTGAGTCTACATATGCTTTGATTGACTGTTGTGTAGCAAGTTTAGTCGCACTGTTGGAAGACATATCGTCTTCATCTTTAATACCAGTTACAGTAGCACCATCACCAGCAATGTTAATGCTAGTGTTAGCTACAATGGTTGTGCCTGTAATAGCAGCAGCAGTAGATGCGCCTACAGTAGTACCGTCTATAGCACCACCGTTTAGATCTACAGTTGGTATAGTTACAGTACCAGTAAACGTAGGGCCAGCTATGTCTGCCTTAGTTGCTGATGCAGTAGCAATGTTATTGAACTCTGTGTCAATCTCAGCGCCTTTAACAATCTTAGCAGCGTTACCTGAAGGTAGTGAGTCCTTTGCTGCAAAGTTTGTAGTCTTAGTATAATTACTCATTAAATTGTTCTACCTATGAATGCTTCAATGTTTACATCTTGTATTGAAAATGACTTGTCATTAATCGTGGCATCTAGACCAATAGTGACTACTCTACCAGATCCAGTAGCTTTAGTCGTTGCTTTGTTTACAATGATAGATGCGTTGTACTGCGAGGTTGCTACGTTGTACTCAGAGATACCGTACTCTGCAATAGACGCATCGTCTACTGTTAACAGTTGCTTGGTGTATCCTTCAGTATAATCGTAACCCCAGTTTAACAATAGGTCTGTGCCTTGACCACCTACAATAGTAAATGTTATTTCTTTTAGAATCTTTAGCTTACTAGCGTCACCAAATGACAAAGCATTAGTGTAATACTTCATTGTGTAAGTAGAAGTATCGTCTAGGAAACCAGAGTATTCATTGATACCTTTAGAGTTACCAAAGTAAACTTCATTGTTGTCTGTAGTTGTAGCACACAAGATACCAGTAAACGGCCATGTAGTTACCCTACTAGCTCCATTCTCTAGCTTACCACGCATGTCAAAGCAGAACACAAGGTTGTTAACTTCAGGTAAGATCAGCAGATAAAAAGCATTCTCTTCGCTATAAACTGCTTTAATGTTACCTGTCTCTACTGCCGCTGCCTGTACTAAGTCATCACGTACATTTACAGATACGTCACCAATAGGGTTAGACTTCTCTTGTATAACTCTGCCCAAACTACGGACACCAGAGTCAGACAAGAATATAAGGTCTGATCCTGTGGACTGTACGCTGTCTCTAGCAATACAGCCAATGTTAGTAATGACATCAGCTAGTACCATACTAGAAGGTGAACTAGCACCAGAGTACAGGATAATACTACGCTTACCAAAGATAACTAAAAAGCCGTTAAACTCTGATAACGCT